CGTCATGACTATTCGAGGCGACTCACAAGAATACGACCTTCTAAAAAAATGGACAGAGACTTTACCTTTTTATGAAGAACCAAAGGTAGTAACCACCGTAGAGATTGGTGTGCGTGAAGGATTGGGCTCTAAGGTTATTATGTTAGCCATTAAAGAAAGATTAGGTGGTGCTAAAATACCTTATAAACATATAGGCATAGATCAATATGCTAATTTAAAATATCAACATTATGATAATTCACCAGCACATACAGCCGACTACACAGATGAAATGAGAAAAACAATGGTAGAAGATTTTAAAGACCACCCGGAGTTTATGTTTTATCACATGAAAGATATTGATTTTATGAATACTTTTGTTGAAACAGGTTTTAAAGTTTATGATTTAGTTCATTTTGATGGGCCTCATATGACTAAAGATGTTTTAAGAGAAGCAATATGGTTTGCAGATAAATCAAGAGTTGGAACAAGATTTATATTTGATGATTATAAAAAATATGAAATGGATCAAATAGCATTAGTACTAACTCATTTTGGATTTAAAACAAAAGAAGCAGGAGATCATAAAATTTGTTTGCAAAGGGTGTAATGAAAGTAATAGATAACTTTCTTGTAAAGGAAGAAGCTGATAAAATAGAAAAAGAATTTTTACATCCTTTCTTTCCATGGTATTACGCTAAATCTATAAATCCAGACTTTGACCATCTACAGGAAAAACCAAATCATCAATTTCAGTTTGTTCATTCTTTCTTTTTTGAACATAAAATTCAATCAAATGGTTGGTCGATACTGGAACCTATTATTAATAAATTAAAAATTAAAGCATTAATAAGGGTAAAAGCTAATTGTATTCCAATGACAGAACAAATAATTACACATGGGTTTCACATTGATTACAAAGACAATCTAACAGCTGTTTATTATATTAATTCAAACAACGGCTACACAGAATTTGAAACTGGAGAAAAAGTTGAAAGCATTAAAAACAGAATGATTATCTTTAATTCAAATGTTAAACATAGAGGAACGACTTGTACTGATAAACACACCAGAATGAATGTAAATATTAATTTTTATGAACCAAAAGGAGATATGTATGAATATTGACACGATATCATTAGTTCAGAGACTTCTTAAAAGAAGACTCGAGCAACTTAAAGAAACCGCTCTATATAGTGTTGACACGATGGATCAACTACAATATGTTAGAGGACAAATCAAATCATTAGAAGATTTGCAACAGGAACTAAAAGACCTGCTGAATAAACAGGAGTTTGAAGATGATAATGTCCACGGTGAAACCGAAACGGACTGGAAAACTTGAAGACTCGTATAAAAGCGAAGAAGAAGTCAGAACAGTTCTAGATCCAAAAGCGATCGATGATAAGCTATTAGCTAGATTACCAACACCAACAGGTTACAGAATATTAGTGTTACCTTATGCTGGCCCAAAGAAAACTAAGGGTGGTATTCTTTTATCTGATACAACACAAGAAACAATTCAGATGACTACAGTTTGTGGTCTAATTCTTAAAATGGGGAATCTTTGTTACAGAGACAAAGAGAAATTTCCGTTAGGACCTTGGTGTAAACTAAACGAATGGGTAATATTTAGTAGGTACGCAGGTTCAAGATTCAAGATTGAAGGTGGAGAAGTAAGAGTGTTGAATGATGATGAAATTATTTCAACAATCAAAAACCCACGTGAAATTTTGCACCATTTTTAAGGAGGATATATGGCTGAAGAAAATAAAATTCCAGAAGTGGAATTAGATACTGATGGCGTTAATGAAGAAAATGTTAACGTTGATTCAAAAGAACCAGATGAATCTTTTGAACAAAAAGAAAATGTTGATCTTGGTTACACTGAGGTAACTAATGGAAAAACAGCAAAGGAACTTTTACAGGAAACAAAAGAAACACCTGAAGAAACACCTAAAGAAACACCTGAACCAATAAAAAAATCGGAAGAACCGTTAGAGCAAAAGGTTGAGGAAGAAGATAAAGGTGATCTTGGAGAGTATTCTGACAAGGTTCAAAAGAGAATAAAAAAACTTACCTTTCAAATTCGTGAAGCAGAAAGAAGAGAAAGAGCTGCTATGGATTATGCAAAAGGTTTGAAAGATAAATTTGACACTGTTGAGAAAAAATATGACGAAACAGACACAAATTATCTTAAACAATACGATGCAAGAATAAATTCTGAAAGAGATAAAGCTAGAACAAATCTAAAAGCTGCTCTTGATGAAAATGATACAGACAAAATAATGGAAGCTAACGATCTGCTTACTAAATTGGCTGTAGAAAAAGAAAAGGTTTCTATGACTCTTGGCGAAAAAGAGGCTAGAAAAAAAGAAGCTGAATCACAACCCCAAGCCCCCCAGGAGGGAAAACCACCAGCACCAATTAGTCAAAGAGCTCAAAAATGGGCTGAGAACAATGACTGGTTTGGTTCTGATAGAGTGCTTACTGGAGCTGCAATGAGTATTCATGAAGATCTTATACAGCAGGGAATTGACGGAGAAAGTGATCAGTACTATAATCAAATAAACAAACGTATGAAGGATTATTTCCCTCAGAAGTTTGCCGAATCTTCGACTGGAGAACAACCAAAGGCTGCACTCGTCCAGAACGTAGCCTCTGTTAGTAGAAGAGCAGGTGGACGCAAGTCTGTGAAGCTCACCAAATCACAGGTAGTTATCGCTAAGAAATTAGGGGTGCCACTAGAGGAATACGCAAAATACGTGAAGGAAGGAACATAATATGGAAAAAGTTAAAACCTCACGCACGTCCGATACTAGAATTAAACAATCTAGAAAAAAAGCTTGGACACCACCATCCAGTTTGGATGCGCCAGCTGCACCGCAGGGTTTCTGTCATAGATGGATACGAACTGCGACTCAAGGTTTGGAGGACGTTGCAAACGTCTCCAAAAAACTTCGAGAAGGTTGGGAATTTGTTAAAGCTGAAACTATTTTAAGTGAAATTGGCGAAAACGAATACCCAGTCATCACTGAAGGAAAACATGCTGGTCTCATTGGAATTGGGGGCCTTGTGTTGGCAAGGATACCAGAAGAGATTCTGAAACAACGCGCTGAGTATTTTAGAAAAATTACTCAAGATAGAACAGACGCGCTTGATAGGGATCTTATGAAGGAGCAACACCCGGACATGCCAATCAATATTGATAGGCAGTCTAGAGTTACCTTTGGAGGTTCTCGTAAAAAGTAATATTTTTGCGATATCTACAAGTAGCTTGGATTAAATAAATGTTAAAAGGAGAAAACAACTATGGCTAACGTAAGTGAACAGTTTGGTCTAAGACCTTACAGAAAACTAGACGGTACACCATTAGTAGGTGCTCAAAACAGATACACGATTGCTAGTGGCTATGCAACTGCAATATATCAAGGGGACATGGTGGAACCATTAACCTCTGGTAATATTCAGAAACATGGTGCTAACACATCTGATGCTGTTGTGGGCGTTTTTAACGGATGTTTTTACACTGATCCAACTACACAAAAGCCGACCTATAAAAACTACTACCCTGGAGGAGTAGCTGCGAGTGACATTACAGCATTCATAGTTGACGATCCAGATGCAGTATTTTTAGTAGACGCAGATGAGGCTTTTACTAGAGCAGATCTATTTAGAAACTACTCTGTTACTAACACTACTGGTGTTACACAAACAGGAATATCAAAGGCACAATTAGATGTTAGTGTTTCTGGTACAGCGACTACTTTCGCAATTCAAGCGATCGACATTTCGCAAGACCCAGATAACTCTGACACTTCTGCTGCTAATGCTAATGTTCTTGTTAGAATCAACAACCACTTCTATAGAAGTGGTACAGGGCTATAATAAATAAAGGAGAATAACTATGGCAATATCACGTTCGCAACTAGTTAAAGAACTAGAGCCAGGTTTGAATGCTTTATTCGGCCTGGAATATAGTAGATATGAAAATCAGCATGCTGAGATTTATACTACTGAAACATCTGACAGAGCTTTTGAAGAAGAAGTAATGTTAAGTGGTTTCGCTTCTGCACCTGTTAAACAAGAAGGTGCTGGAGTAGTGTTCGATCAAGCAAATGAGACTTTCACTGCTAGATACTCACACGAAACAATCGCTTTAGCATTTGCTATTACTGAAGAAGCAATTGAAGACAACCTATACGATAGACTTGCTGCTAGATACACTAGAGCATTAGCAAGATCTATGGCAAATACGAAGCAAGTTAAAGCTGCAAATGTATTGAACAACGCACAGGTTACTACTGTAACAGGTGGTGATGGCGAATCTTTAGTCGGAAACGCTCACCCACTTGCAACTGGTGGAACTTTCTCAAACGTTCTTGCAACTGCTGCAGACCTTAACGAAACTTCGTTAGAGCAGTCGTTAATCGACATTGCTGGGTTCGTAGACGAAAGAGGCTTAAAAATCGCTTCTCAAGGTAGAAAAATGATAATTCCAAAAGAATTACAATTTACTGCTGAGAGATTGATGAAGTCTCCTATGAGACCAGGAACTGCAGATAATGACATAAATGCTGTAAGAAGCATGGGAATGGTACCAGAAGGTTATTCAGTGAATAACTTCCTAACTGATACTGATTCTTACTTCTTAATGACTGATGTACCTAATGGATTTAAATATTTCGTTAGATCACCAATCAAAACAGCAATGGAAGGTGACTTCGATACTGGTAACGTAAGATTTAAAGCTAGAGAAAGATACAGCTTTGGGTGGAGTGACCCAAGATGTGTTTTTGGTAACGGAAATCTACCAACTAGTTAATAGATAATACGTAAGTATTTAAGAAGGGGCGGTGTTTTACATCGCCCCTTTTTTTATGTATAATATAAAAACCTAGAATTAATTAATTATGTCGACTGGCTAGGCAGACGGTATAGAGACGGCATAGTAAAATGGCTATACACAAAGGAGAATATTATGGCAAGAACAACGTTTAGTGGACCG